ATTAAAAAAGATAATGAACAAGAGTTCACACTTTTGAAAAACAGGCGCAGTGATTAGGAGCAAAGGGCTCTAAGCCTCTACACTTCGGTGAATAGAGGGCGTTTTATCCTCTCGAGGGATATAATGTTTAATGGCGAAAGCACTTGTTGGCAGGGCACTGTCAATGAGATGTTAGTAACTGTTGAGAGAACCTAATCATTAAGAGTGGTAGTCTATAACTACTGAGCCTGCTAGGATACTGTTCGCAAGAATAGTGGATAAGGACAAAACCATAGGTAACCCTTATGGAACATAGTCCGAAAGTCTTAGCATTAAAGAGTATAATCTCAACTCTTAAATATAAACTAAATAAGGAGGTAATTATGGGTGTACATTTTAGAAATGTAAATGATGTATTAGATATATTAAGAGATGTCTATACATATATTATTATGACAAGAACACATAAACATAAAGATTTATCTGAAAAGATATTATCTAGAATTAATATTATATTAAAAGACAATGATATTAATGTTGACGATAGGAGGTGGAAAGTAAAATGAAAACAACGATAATTACATTATATTTATTGGTAAATGTAAATGATCCATCAGATATAATAATATTAAAAGAACAAGACAATATTAATAAAAATAACATAGAATGTGTAGAACCATTACCTGGTGTACCAATGATATGTAAAGGAGTAAAAAATGGGATTTGATGTACATGGAGTTAGACCTAAAATAAATAAAAAGCTAGATGATACAACAATATATGGTATGACTGAATCTATTGCATCTCATCAAGAAAGATGGGAAGTAATGGATAACCTTAGTGAAGAAGATCGTAAAACATATTGGAAGGAATATGAAAAACATCATGATGATAATCCTGGATTATATTTCCGTAATAATGTCTGGTGGTGGCGCCCTTTATGGATCTTTATTTGTAGTCATTGTGAAGATATAATGACTGACAGTAATATGAGAGGCGGCACTTATAATGATGGTCATAGAATTGATGAAAATACAGCAATCAACATATCTGATAGATTATTTGATTTAATTAAAGATGGTACTGTTGATAAGTATTCTGAATTTTATGAAAAAGAAAGAAAACTAGCTGAGAAAAGTGATGATAAAGATGCTAAATGGCTATCACAATATCCTTTTAGTAAAGACAATGTAGAAAGATTTGCATTGTTTTGTAAAGAATCAGGAGGGTTTGATATATGTTAAAAGTAAAAGTATGGAGATTAGATAAAACTGGTAATATGAAATCATATACTATGAAATTGAAAGATACTAGAGAAAATAATCTCAATTTAGAAAAAATGGCTGAGTCTGCAGAAGATTGTTATGTAGATCAGTCAGAAAACTGGAGATAGTTAACTAAAACAGAAAAGGAGGCCAAATATGGCAACAACTAGAACAATAAGATGGTTAGCAGGTGGTGGTTTTGTAGATAAAGAAGTAACATCATCTACAGTAGCTCAATTAAGAGCTGAATTAGGCATTAGCCCTGGTGCTGATATTGCAGTAGACGGTACTAATGTGGCGGATACACACGAACTTTCAGATGGTTCCGTAGTAGCAGCTGTACAGAATAATAAATCTGGTGGAAGCAGTTGCTAATTAGTTAAACAGATATGGGGGGCGAACTCTACCTCACCTCACACACTCGTTTTGTCCCCCTGTCTATAAAATAAGGAGAGATACAAATGCAAACGAATTTATTCGAATTAAATCCAGACTTGAGAACTATAACTCAAAATGTTCAAATAGGACCTCAAGCTGAAGTATTGGAGATGATTGAAGATTTTAATTATAGATATATACAAGGTGAAAACCATATTCCTAGATCTTATAATCTACACGCTCCAACTAAATATCTTGGTATTACTAAAAAGTTTTATTGGAAGCCAGGAGCATATGATACTATAAAGAAAATAATATGGCATCAAGGTGAAATGCATAAGAAAGCTGCATCATTATACAAAGTTATTGAAAGAGTTAAACATAGTACTTTTAGATATAGAAATATAATGACTGAAATATCTAATATAGAAGAAAGATTATATCGCTTTAGAGAAGAAGGATTAATAATGCAAGATAATACTGATGATATAATAGAGGCATGGAATATATTAAAGAATCATTTAATGGATCAACATTCAAAATCAGGAAATAGTTTTATCATAAGATTGTCAGAAGTATTTAACGATAATGAAGAACTAATTAATTATCATTTAGATGTAATATATAATTATATGGATATAAAAATGATATATAGCCATATAGATGGTGGTGATATAGCTGAAATAATGATACCTGGTGATGGACATATTACTATTAGATTTTCATTAAATAAGCTTTTAACTACTATATTATTAGCAAAAGATATGGATATTAATAACATATCATCATCAAATATTATTTATGCTCGACATAATCATAGAAGATGGTTATATAATATAGGTGGTAATTGGCATAGTTATGTTAATATTCAACATCCATATATATCAAGACAACGTAATTCCTGGGGAAATAATTCAAATTTTACAGATAATTTTAAATATGTTTGTGTAGGAAATATGGAGAGTGAAATAAAAGCATGTATTAAATCATTAGATTTTGTGTCATTGAAAATATTTATTGATAGAATCATGACTCATTATGACACTCAAACAAGTCCATTAAACAGATTATCTGAATCATTTCACGGTAAACCTGAACATCTTGCTGATAATGAAGAATTTTGGACTATAATGGGATTAAGAGATGAATCACATTGTAATTATAAAGGTGAATTAATAGATGAATGGGACCATGGTATAGATGTAGAAGCAGAATCTTATTGTACTGAAATTCAATGTGTATTAAAAGATAAATGTTCAGCATGGAAAGAAATTAACAAACCTAAAGTAAAGTTGACACCTGAACAAATGCAACAAAAAACTTTAGAAGAAGCAACTTTAAACTTAGTAATGAATAGGAGGGGATAATGCAAGTATATATAGAAAAGAAAGACTGGGATAAGATAATAAATTATGCCAGATGTGCATCAGATAAATGGGGCACTGAAATAGGTGGAATGGCAGTCACTAAACAAGATAAAGATGGTGATTGGCAAATTATGGATCCAGTAATAATGAAGCAAGAAGTATCTGCAGCATTATGTGAACTTGATAAAACTGAATTAGCGCAGTATTATAGTAAAATGGCTATGAAATATAAGAAAGATAATATTCGGTTTTGTTGGTGGCATTCTCATGCTAAAATGAGTGCTTTTTGGTCAGGAACAGATACAAACACTATAGATGAATATGAAGATGGCGACTTGAGCTTTGCTCTAGTTGTCAACGTAAAAGAAGAATATAAGTGTAGAGTATCAGTTTGGAAACCATTTACTATGCATGAAGATGTTGAAATTCAGATACTTAGCGATGATGAAGGATATAAAATACCAAAGAAAATAAATAAAGAAGTTGAATCATATTGTACTCAACCACAAAGAAATTGGTATAATTCTGGTAGTAGCTGGGGAAAAGTAGCAAAAAATGGTATTATAAATGATAGTAATCAAACTAGTCTATTTAAAGGCGAATTAGTAGCTAAACAAAGTGAGTTTAATCTAATTAAAACAGCGTGGTTACAGTTATTAGAAAAAGTAGATGATATAAATACACGCTTTGTAGCTGGTGAATTTCAATATGATAGATATGCTAATAAAATAAAAGACATGAATAGAAGATTGAAGAAAGCACAAATGCCATTGAGTGTTGAATTAATTGAACAATGTGATTTTGAACAACTTTTACATGTGCATGCATGGGATTTAATAGAATGTGACCCTGGTTACGAAGCATTAGATCCATATCTAGAATATGCAGATGAACAAAGTTGGAATCAAAGTTACGGTATATAAGGAGGAGGATCATGGAAAGAAATAGCAGATTTGCTGACATAGTTAGCAATATGAACGACTATTCTTACCATATACTTGGTTGCGGGGCTATTGGAAGTTCCGCAGCCATACAATTGGCAAGAATGGGAGCAGAAAACTTTGCTTTATATGATGGTGATATTGTAGAGCAACCAAATGTAGGTGTAAGTCAATATAATATGAAAGATGTCGGTAAAACTAAAGTTGAATGTTTGTATCATCATATTATAAATATCACTGAGAAACGTCAAAACGTTGATAAATATTTCGGTATATTCCCAAAAGTTACTGAATGGATGCCTATGAGCGAAACAAATGACATAGTTATACTAGGATTTGACAATATGAAATCAAGACTAGATGCTGTCACGCACATTTCTAATCATAGTGTAAAACCATTTGCAATTATTGATGGTAGAATGGGAGCTGAACATTATCAACAATATATAATACCAAGACCATCTTTAAAAGATTACTTGAAGACGTGGTATCCAGATCAGGATTCTGATCCAGAGCCATGTACAATGAAAGCAACAAGTTATTGTAGTAATATGAGTGGTAGTTTTATTTGTAATGCTGTTAGAAAATTAATTACTAATCAGCCTTATGATAGGAAATTTTCATTCAATTTTCCTACGATGATACTTGCAAAATAAGAATAATATACGTATATTATAACCCCCATCTAGGGATACATAAAACAAAAAATAACAGGAGGATTCATGGAAGAAATTCAAGAACCTAAGGGAACTTCTGTCCCAGAAAATAGAAGAAAAGATGAATGGATGTCACCTAAAATTGACAAATTAGCAGCTGCACTATCAAAAGCTCAAAGTGAATTAAAAGGTGCATTAAAATCAAGTGTTAATCCATTCTTTAAGTCTGATTATGCTGATTTAGATACTGTAATTAAATCATGCTTTCCACAATTAACAAAAAATGGTTTATCTGTAATACAGGGAAATGATACCTGTGATAAAGGTAGTTTTTATGTAACTACTATGTTATTACATGAATCAGGTCAATGGATTAAATCTAAACTAAAAATGCCTATTGGTGGTAAAAAAGATGCTCAAGCTGTAGGTGCTACTATAACATATGCTAGAAGATTTTCTTTATCTGCAATGGTAGGTATTGCACAAACAGATGATGATGGTAATTCAATTCAAAATAAAGGAGTAACGAATGGCTAGAACAATAACAGTCAATAAAGGTGGTGGAATGAGCTACGAAAGTGGTTGGAAAACTGCAACTATATCAAGAGCTGCATTTGGTGTTTATAATGACGCTAAATATCTTGATGTATGGTTTGAAGGTTATCCTGATAACTTTAATGCTAGAATATATGAAAAGATTAGCAATGGTGAAGAATGGGCCGTAGGTCAAGTCTTTAGATTTGCTAATGCTGGTATAACTAGCGCGTTAGAAGGAACAGATGGTAAGATCGTAATCAAAATGGATGATAATCCAGCATTATTAGCTGGCAAACAAGTTAATATCTATTTATATAAAGATGGTAAATATAGTAGAATATTAAAACAGTTTGCACCAACAGTATTTGAAAATGCTGCTGAAAAATTCACAGAAGATGATGTAGATTACTGGAAAAAGAAGGCAGGAAAATTCTATACTGAATTTGTATTGCCTAAATTAAATAATACAAGTGAGGGAAACTCTGATTTTGTATCCTCCACGCCAGTTAGTCAAAATGTAACCTCAAGTTCAACAGGAACTGGAGATGAAATACCGTTTTAATTAACTGAAGTGATAAGGGGTACAATAACTGGTCCTATAAGTCCATAACCTGACACCGCGATGGTGAGGCAAAGGAATATGTGAGTGCCCCTTATATTAACTAACAAGGAGGATATATGATAAATATGATAAAAGAGTTTGCATTCGGATTATCAAATAGGCATCATTTTCAAGATGCAGATAATATTGAGCAATGGGAAGGTATAGAGAATGATACATTTTGTTCTTTATATAACTATGATGAAGATGTAAAAAGTTATTATGCTAATAATAAATCATTATCAGGGTTTGATGGTAAGATATATATACCAGAAGAATTTATATTAGATGTAGATGGTGAGAATACATTAGATGCAAGAGATAAATTAGGTGGTTTACTTAAACTCCTAAAACAACTAGATGTTCCAAGTAAAGTTTATTTTAGTGGTACTGGGTTTCATGTAGGAATACATCAAAGTGCATTTAAATGGGAAGCTCATAAAGATTTACATGTAGCAGTAAAGAAAGAATTAACAGAAAAAGGAATACTTAATATTGCTGACCCTTCTGTTACTGATAAAACTAGAATTATTAGAATGGTTAATACAAAGAACACTAAATCTGGTTTATTCAAAGTACAAATACAAGATGATTTTGTAGATAGAATGATGAATTGTGATGAAAATGATTTTAAAAGTTTTATTGAAAGTTATACTGCAGAACAAAAAGGAATAGAACCTGTAGATCCTGTAGAAAAACCTGTATTTGATGTTACAGTTAAAGAAACAGTAAAACAAAAAGAAATAGTTCAAGTAGTCGGAGACACTAAGCATCATACTTGTATACAGAAAATGATGGAAGGAGCTCCTAGAGGTAAGCGTCATATGGTTGCATTAAGATTAGCAGCATATTTAAGATGGAGGTTCCCTAAAGATATTGTTTATTTAATTATGGAAAATTGGCGTCAAAAGGTAAGTGGTATGCATCCATTTAAAGAAGAAGAAATGGCTAATATTATAAAAGGTTGTTATGAAGGTCATGGTGGTGAAGGTTATACATATGGTTGGGATGACCCTATAATTAAGTTTTATTGTGATAGTACATGTAAATTGCATAAAGGTAGAAAAAGTTTGCGTACTGAAACAGTAATGAATGCTTCAGCTATGGAAAAAGAATTAATTGAATTCTATGCTAGAGACCATCAACCTATCAATATTGGTGCTTTATATGGACAAGACTTTCCTATATATCCAGGTGAAGTAGTTATTATTCAAGCTCCACCTGCTAGTATGAAAACAATGTTATTACAAAATTGGATAGTTGCATTAAAGAAACCAACATATTTCATAGAAATGGAAATGTCTCCAAGGCAAATATGGTCGAGATTTGTTATGATAGAGAATAAGTGGACTCATGAACAATTAGAGCAACATTATAGTCAATTACAAAATGGGCAAGAAAATAAGTTTGATTATCTTACTGTAGATTATTCTTCTCCATATCCTAGTGATATAGAAAATAAAATATCTATGATGGAAAACAAGCCAGAACTTGTTGTTGTTGATCATATGGGTTTGTTTAAAAGTAAACGTCAAGACAATAACATGAAAGTTGAAGAGGCTTCTCAAGCTCTTATGGAACTTGCAGTAAAATACAACGTAGTTGTGTTTGCTGTTAGTGAAATAAGTAAATCTGCTTTTAAAGAAGGTATGGATATATCATCATCTAGAGGTTCGTTTCGTGTAGCATATAATGCTAATAAGTTACTATCATTAGCACCGTACAGGAATAAAGAAACAAATCTTATAGAAATGATACATGTTAAGAGTGATAAGAATCGTGAAAAAGAATTTCTTAATGTTAGGCTAAATGTAAATAATGTGAGGATAGAGAAATGAAGAAAATTAGTGAAGCTAAGAAAAAAAGAATGCTAGACTGGTTTAAAAAACATCCTCAAAAAGATAAAGGTCGAAATAAAAAGCCAGCAATGACTAATAAATGGGGAATAGTTAAAAAAGGGAGATTAAAATGAAACATAACGAAATGCTAAGTTTGATAAATGCTATATTTCAAGAGGTTGAAACCATACATACTGAAGGACAAAAAGAATATGCTATGGATGAAGACAATGTATTTGCAAATTTTGAAAGAATAGCAGAACAAACAAGCTTTGATAGAAAGATGGTACTATGGATATATCTTATGAAACATATTGATGGTATATGTTCTTATATTAAAGGCCACAGATCTCAAAGAGAAGAAGTACAGGGTAGATTAACTGATGCAATAGTATATCTTTGTATATTATGGGGTATGATTGAATCAGAAGAAAAATATCCAGATAAATCAAAACATTACTACAATAGATTAAAGGAGGAGAAATGACAAGAACAACGTCTAAAATAACCTATAAACAGATTAAAGAAGATGGAACTACTGTAAGACAAAGTGAATATATTAAATCATTTATATACAGTATTCCTCATAATGATAAAGACTTTGGCATAACTCTTAAAGAAATAGCTCGCCAATCAGGTTTAGAAATAAATGCTGTATCTGGTAGAGTTAATGAACTTAAGAAAGATGGTCATGTCGAAGAGTGTCAAAAACGTAGGTGTCGGATCACAGGTCGTTTAGTTACGCCAGTGACTTACGTTATTGATTAGCTTAGAGTAATAAAAAGCCTAATAAGAAAGCCAGTATCATCATATCGCAAAAGCGGTCTAGGCCAACGATTGGTTTGGGGATGCTTTCTTATTAAAACAAAGGGGGAGATATGAAATATGTAAATAGAAAAGCAATGAAAATTAGAGAATCAGGACGTAGTAGTGATTTTATTACTCCTAGCTTTGGTTTTGGTTGTTTATACAAGTGTACGTATTGTTATATGCGTAGACATGTACCAAATGGGCTTACAATAGCTCAAAATCCTGAAGATATATTAATAGCAATAGAAAACCATAGCGAAGAACTATCATGGCCTAAAAAACCTAATCAAACGCATGAAGAATATTATAGTTATGATTTTAGTTGTAATGAAGATTTTGTATTACATTCTAGGTATCATGATTGGAGACTTATATTTGATTATTTTAAATATCATGAAAAAGCTATGGGTACTGCTGCTACTAAATATGTTAATAAAGATTTATTAGATTATGATGCAGATAGAAAGATTAGAATTAGATTTAGCCTTATGCCGCAGAAATTAGCTGATAAATTAGAGCCTGGTACATCTAAAATAATAGATAGGATAAAGGCAGTTAATGATTTTTATGAAGCAGGTTATGATGTGCATTTAAATTACTCACCAATTATAGTACATAAAGAATCTAGAGATATGTATATAGATTTATTTGAAACTGTTGATAAGTATGTTGATAACAGTATTAAAGATAAAGTAAAATGTGAAGTAATATTCTTAACACATAATAAAGCAATGCATAAATATAACTTAGAATCAAATAAAACAGAACAAGAAGAGTTATTATGGAAGCCTAACATACAAGAAACTAAAATATCTCAATATGGCAATACTAATATTAGGTATAAGTATGATTATAAATGGCGTTGTATATCAAAGTTTAAAGAATTGCATAACTTTGTGCTGCCTTGGCAAGAAATAAGATACATCTTTTAAGGAGAATATATGAATAATAAAAGAAATTGGGGTAAGACCAGAATAAGATATTGCCCTATAAATAAAAAAGTATGGCAACAAAAAAGAGATGGAACTATTGTAACATTTCTAGATATGCCAACATATGGTCTAGAAAGAGAGGAAATGCCAAATGAGATTAAGTGAATATATGCATTTCGTCACAAGAACTGATCTTAAATTAGGTAGAAACCCAAAGGAGAGTGATTATACACATTTCACACCTTGGAACTATCATAAAAGACATAGATATAGGTACCAATGCAAACTAAGAGGAAAGGAGCCAGTAAAATGAGCTACATAAAACAATTTTTCGATAAAAAAGATGATTACATAGATGATTTAGAAGGACTGATTAAATATCAATATGCTTATGATATGTTCATGGAGTATTTTGATAAACTTCCAAATGAAGATAAGAAGAAACTACATAAAAGATTAGAAGGATTAGGTCTTTAATGGGTTCTATTACTAAAAATCTAGGAAGAGAATTTCATAGATGTGATATGTGTAAAGAATCTAGATTCACTGATAAGTGGATGTGGGTGGGTTCTATAACAAATGCTAAACTAACAGTGTGCACTAAATGCGCAGAGAGGGAGACAGGTAAAAAATCATGGAAAGAAAAAAGCCAACAAATAAAGAAATTGTCGCAAAAGTAGAAATGTTAACTAATGTTAACAATATTGCTGTTCAAATGATTGAAAATATAGGCAATTCTTTAAAACAATATATTGAATTTAAGAAAGATACTGCTGATTTTCACGAGTATCAAAAAGAAATACTAGAAATAAGAAAGAAAATTACTGGAGAAGACAATGGAGGAGAAAAGTAAGATTACATATCCTATGGATTCTGAAGATGTATGGTTTAAATGTAAGTGTGGAATTAAATATAATGACAGCTTAGAGGAAATCGTACCTCCAGAAAAAATAAAGGGAAGCCTTGAATGGGCATACAGTCCAACATCTGATAAAGATAGATGGGATGCATTAGAAAAACTAAGAATAAGGGAGGAATATGAAGCCAAAGAGCGCAAAAGCAAAGGGTAGAAATTTACAAAATTTAGTAAGGGATAAACTTAGGTATATCTTTGTGGACCTATGGACGAAGGTTCCGAGTCTAGAGTATGATGATATTAAATCACAGACTATGGGGATGGGAGGCGAAGATATTGTGCTATCTCCTTCAGCGAAAAAGTTTATTCCTTACAGCTTTGAATGTAAAAATACCGAAAGATTAAATTTATGGCAATCATTAGAGCAATGTGAAGGAAATTGCGAAGATAGAAGTCCTGTACTAGTGATTAAAAGAAATAGATCTAAAGTATACGCTGTAATTGAATTTGAAGAATTTATTGAATTAATAAAGGAGGGAGTATGTTTGCAAAAAGAAAGAAAGAAATAAATGAATTAACTGTTTTAACTACGTTAATTAAGAAAATGGAAGCCAAAGGAGATGATCCTGAATATTTACCTAGAAATATTGAATTAATAGGTAAAATTATTCTCATATTACAAGATTTTAAAAATGATATGATGGCTAGAATTGGAAAAAGTTAAAAACCACTAGGTTTGATTTTTTTCTTACGAGCTTTGGATATGTGTTTGTCTAATCTATCAAGTGCATCACCGATAGGTTTAGGCAACACACGTCCAACGTTTTCTTGCATATCTTTAGCTCTAGAAGTAGGGTATAACCCTAATTCATGTTGAAGTGCAGTACCAATACCACCTCTTAATGCAATAGGACCTGTATGATATAAAATTCTACCAGCTTGTATATTTACTATACTAGCTAATTTAGCTATTTTCTGATCATTACTAACACTAGCCATATCATTGTATCCTATAGCAAATTTCAACCATTCAGAATCACTTAAATCCCATAATTCTGTTAATTCAGCAACAGCTAATGCATCTGACAATACAGGAAATCCAATCATTCCGCCAATTGCACCTCTTCCATATGTTGCTTTTTCAAAATCTTCTTCATCGCCAGTAAAGAATGTCCACCACTGACTTATTCTTTGAGCACTATCTTGTTGAATCATTCTAAACCAATCATTTTTTGTAAAAGCACTTAATAATGCTGGAACTACAGCGTAAGCAATACCCATTCTATAAGCTTTACCAACTTCACCATTCCAGCCAACTTCACCAGCCATTAATCCGTGTTTAGCATTTCTCAAAATTCCAAAATTGTATTCTGCAAATTTATGAGCATAATGTTGAAATTGAAACATAAATCTACCTATAGGACTTCTCATTAATTTAGATTTAGATACAGTAGAATAATCAAAATGAAGCAAAGTAGTCATTCTTTCTGCATAATTTCTAGATCTTTTAAATAACTCTGCATTATATTCAGCGTCAGTCATGTCACGTTTTCTGGTTTTTTGAAATTTATCTACCATCATTTTTCTAAATCCACTACTAGAATTTAATTGCATATACATTTTAGAAAAAGCAAATCTATATGTCATTTTTCTATTAACATTTTCAACGCTCATCATATTTAATGGATTTTGAATACCAAGACCATATTTACCAGACCCAGAAGCAGCAGCTAGTTTACCAGTTAAATCAGCAAATTGCGACATTTTTGATGGATTTTTAAATACTATCTCTCCAGTTGATTCAAATTTAATCCTTTCATTAAATACACCTTTACTACCAGTTGTTTCTAATAATTCAGGAGTCATTTCTGTAAATCTAATTCCAGATTCATCCATCGCTTTATCCACTAATCTAGACATTTCTTCATTTCTATAAAATTCTTGAGATTTTTTCATATGGAATGGTCCAAATTCTACAAAATTTAACAACCCTTGAGTAGCATTACGAGCAGCAGACCTCATATTAAAACCTAATTTAGATGTAAATTCCAAATTTAATAATGCTCTACTAGCATTTCTAAAAAAATCGCTTTCAATTTGCTTAGTTCCCATTTGAGCTTGATTTAAATCTTTAACCATTTCAACTAATTGAGAACCATAGCCTTCTAAATCCTTACCTTTAGCAAAGGCATTTTTAGCTTCTCTTAAAGTTTTCATAGTATTCATTTGAGTATGAGCAACAAAATTAAACCTGTTTATTTCATCCATATATCTTTTCATTACAACTGGAAAATTCATAGAATACATCTTACTGTTTAAATTTTTAGTTCTTTTTTTAGTTCTGGAAGAAACATATACATTTAAATCATTTATAGCTGCTTCTATACCGCCTTCTTTACCAAGAGCTGTAGATTCAGAAAGTTTTTGTAATCTTGGCATCAATCCATCTAAAAATAAAGAATTTAAATCATATCTAAAGTGAGGATAATAACCAGCTTTCTCATCTGGTAAAAGTTGATCTAATAATTTCATTCTAATTTCTTCTAATTGTTTAATATCTGTCACACCCTTAGCTAATAAAGCTTCTTGCTGACCTTTAATATAAGCAGATACTCCATTAGTCAAAGTATTATATTGAGTATGCATTGTTTCTACATATTTTAATAAAGCATTTTGCATATTAGCAGATTTAGTAATGCCTGAATTAATAATTGAAGTTTTAATGTCTTTAATATTTTTACTAGTTAAATGCTTACCTAACCTATCTTTAATAATATCTTTTACCTCTGGGATAGATCTTAAACCTTTGTCTTTAGATTCTACCAATTCAACAAAGTCTTTAAATATTTTACCTTCACCTTTTGCTAAAAAACGATCTAACTTACCCATGGCTTTAGATAGCTCAACATCTGCTCCAGCAACATTGTTTTTAGAGTCTATAAGTAGTTTTTCAATATTAGATTCTAAATCTCTCGCTCTTTTAGTAGCTTTTTTAAAAGTACCTGAACCACCTAACATTCCTGTAATAGTTGACTCATCTTTTAAATAACCCATAACTTTTAAAAAATCTTGCTCTTGTAGTATTTGTCTACCTTTATACTCATGGTTAATGTGTAAATAATTGTCATATAGCTCCCCTAATAATGGATTCCTTCTTACAACTCCAGATGTAGTATATAAATTCTTTGCAAAACCTCCAACAATTTGATCTTTTTTAATTTGTTTAAGCATATATTTTAATTCTTGTTTAAATTTACGAACGTCTGCTCCTGTAGGCTGAAATGCTTTCCACTCACTTGGTTTAAATCCAAACAATTGAAAATATTTTTTTGTTACTAAATCACTAGGGTTAGCAAACAAAGATTTTACTTCAGGTTGATTCATAAATTTATCACCTAATTTATAAATATCTAAATGTCTTTTTGATGGTCCGCAAGGCATTAGCAATCCTCCGCTTTTTTATTAATATCTAATCTAATATCTGTTTCAAAGAATGATTCTTTCCAGCTATCTTTTTTTGTGTCTTTCATATCTTTCACTTGTTGTAACATTTTATTCATAGTTATTTTTTCATATTTACTTAATGATTTCCAAGAATCTAAACTGTATCCACTACCAGACATATGACTACCGCCTAATAAAATATACATAGGATTATTTAGCATATCAAAAGGCTTTATTGGAACAGCATTTCCTGTATGTATATCTACAGTGCTTGGAAATACTTTTTCCATCATAGGCCCCAATCTGCTAGAAACATCTGCCATTAAAGCTAAATGTTTTTGAGGGGTTATATAACCATTTTCCATCATTATTTGATTAGTATATGATAATATAGCGGTTCCAGTATCAAAAGAGTTTCCATTTATGCTCCTATCTAAATTAGATAAAGATCTGAAAAATGCTATATTCATGTCATATTTCTTACCCATTCCAAAAGGATTATAAGGACTAATCTCTTTATCAGTTTTAATATCAGTATACTTACTAAACATATTATTCATTTTCCATGACCATTTAGGCATTTGATACGTAATAAGTTTAGAAGCTTCCATTGCATCTAAAGGTAAGTGTTGATTTTGTCCATTAAAAAATCTTCTCCATGTAAAATCTATTTCTGCAAGACCTTCTAAAACTGCTTTAAAATGATCAGTGCTATATCTTTGATAAGTTGCTTCTCCTAATTGGCCTGTTTTACCCTTTAATAGGAACTTTACGACCCTTTTATAGTTTCCGCTAGGGTTAATAGCCACTGGCATAACATTTCCATTAAAAATGCCTATTTTATTTTCAGTACTTGAAGCACTAGGCATTGCAAATTCCCATAAAAAAGATATACCATGTTTTTCAATTGCCCTTAATAGCATGTCTTCTGATTTTGCTTCTATCTCTTTTGTAGACATTATATCGCTTAATTTACGTTTTGTTTCAGTAGTAAATATTCCTCTATTTGCATAGTCACCTGTTCCCCAAAGGTCTCTTTGACCAGCATATTGAGAACCTAAGAAAGATCTAAGTTCTTTTAAATCTGATTTAAATCCAAAACTATTATTATTATGAGGAAATGCCCTAGCTAAATGAGCTAAAGTAAAAA